GTTACAATAGATCCTGATTGTGCTGCTGTTAGTACTGTACCAGAAGTATATCCTGTTACGATTGTTACTGTTGGAACAACAAAACCTGTTATCTCTGTACCAGTACCTGAAATGTTACCGCTTGAATCGATATCAAAGTTAGTTGTTATTGCGCCCGTTGCTGCAGCTTTAGTGATTTGTTCAAAACCACCTTCTGATCTGACCGGACCGTTAAATGTTGAGTTAGCCATATTTGTTCTCCGTTTTACGTTAATATAGTCTTGAGATTTGTCGACTGCACGCGTCTATACTAACTAAATTTAATATGCAGTGCATAAATTATACACTCTTTCGTTGTCTGACGCAAATAAAAAGGGGCACTTAAAAAGCGCCCCTTTTAGTCTTCTAATGAAAGAAGTTAGAGTTGTTATGCTCCTTCAGAAGCAAACATACCTCTCCAGTCGGAAAAACCGAAGCTGTAACGTTCTCTAGCTTTGTACTTCATATTTCCAGTCTCAAAGTCGCCTTCCATAGAAGTAGCGATCGGTGATCTTTGGAAATGTTTCAGTCCATTAGGCACATCAGTTTTAATGAAAAATGCGTCCGTGTCAGTTAAGTAGTTATTCACTGCGTAACCTTCCGGAATCATTCCCATAGAACTAATCGCGTTGAGATCGTTATCAGAAGTTCCAGTTCTACCAGAAGACTTCATCAGTCTTTCAGCAGTAAACTGTAACGCTGATGGGATAATCAACTTACGTGCCTTAGCAGCAACTTTTAGACCTCTATCATCAGCAAAAGCAGCAATATCAATCATTGCTTGTTCTAATGATGTTTCGTTAAGGTCAGAAGCAACCGCTAGCTCATTTCTTTGGTTACCAGACGAAGTCGGGTGAGCAGAAGAAAATAGCTCAACACCGTCACCACCAGTAAAGCTAGAACTGAAACCGTTGTTTAAAACGTTTGCAGCTTTAACTTGCTTAGTGTGCGCCATAGATCGTGCTAGTGCTTTCGTGTAACGAGTACTGATTTTGTCGTAAAGGTTATCCTCTACAGCTTCTTCAGTAATCTGGAAAGCAAGTCCAACAGTTTCATGAGAGTAACGTGCTGTGAAAGACTCAGTTGCGCTATCAAAGTTAACAGAAGTACCTTCTGGTTTAACTGATGCAGAACCGAAGCCTGACAACATTACTTCTTCTTCGAAAGCTCTATCAGAGTTTTCGGTGTCGAAGATTTCAGCATGCTGATTCTCGTAGCCTTTATATTCCAATCCGAATAGTGCATTCAAACCGGGTTCCAACTCTTTTGCAAGTTGTGCTCTATTTATAGCCATAGTTCAAATCCTCCCTATACGCCTGTTGTTAGTTTATACACATGCTCACCAGTGTTGAACACCACATAAGCATTTGCATTTGCAGTTGCCACATCACTATTATCGGGATCTTTTGAGATTCCAATTTGCTTAAAGCCACCTGAAGTACCAGAAGTAGAAGTATCAATCTCAGAAGTTGATTGTCCAGTTGTAGTGCTTCCGACTACTCCTATAAAATCAAAGCCTGAATGATTCATAGCCGCTGTTCCAGTGCCGTCATGTTGTGCTTCAAACACGATCTGAGGGTCTGCATAAACATACGCCACAATATCAGAAGCGTTAGTGCTTGCTGGATAAAATGCTTTGTATGTTGGTTTACTTGTTGTTGGGTCAGTGTAGAACACGCCACCAAAAACACCCAATTGTTGAGTGTCTCCAGCCGCTGCATTCTCAATACCTCCAGCCGCTTGTGCTTCAACTACATTACCAGAAAAAATACTGGTACCGTGGTTAGCTGCAATAGCGTACTCTTCAGTACGAATCTGACCGCCTGTTAAATGCCTTACGGGTTTAAAACCAAAGGCTGCGTCTTTATTTGCCATAATTATAGTCCTCCTTAGACTAATAAATTATTAGTTATTGTTAATAATCCAATTTAATTCCGGCAATGAATATTGTGTGTTAGAAACTAATCTTGTTTCTTGGCACCGCCAAAAGCTACTCTAGTCTGTCGATTTGGATTGTCTATCGGCATACTTGGATGCTGCTCCCTCAACAAACTATTATCAACAGCTTTTTGTTGATCACTAGTTTGGTTTGCGAAATAAGCCTTACGCTCATCTGCAATCTCAGTGGGTATCTTGGCTAGCAGTAGTCCACCTACAGCAACAACGCCTTCGTTTTTTCCGTCTTCAATAGTCGGAGCATCGAAATCTCCAAGCTCTTCAAGTCTAACAAGTTCATAACCTTCACGAATACGTGATGATACGTTTTTCTTGTCTTCTTGACCCATGATTTCAGCTCGTATCCAACGATATTGAAACCCATCAGGTGCTTGGGGCGCGTCTAGTCTAGATGGTGGTCGCCATGGCTGCCTTTTTTTGGCAGTCTTATCTCTAGTTTGAGATGAGCGTGAGGTTTTAATTATTTTTGTCATATTGCTACTCCTTCACGTATTTAGCATATTCTTCTAATGGCACACCAAGTTTCTTAGCTATCGCGACTTGTGACGGTGTGAGTCTCACAGTGCGTTTTCCTTTTTTCGAACTTGATCTTACCGCAGGTGCCACTGTTTGGTCAACCTTTTTTTGTGGTTTTTCTTCAGGTTCAAATCTATCAGGAAACTGTTGTCTTATTCGATGATCTATTTCATCATAATAGTCGTCAGAACGAGGATCAAAACCCTCTTCTTCAACTAATTTACGGTGAATAGCAAAAGCAGTGTAAGTCATTGCTTCGTCTTGACCGAACCAAACATTATCGTTTGCCCAAGAAGTAGCTGCAGCATCAGGCATTGGAGCCGGTTGTACTGCCTGTGCTTGTGGCTGTAGTACAGGAACTTCTCTTTGTTGGTTAAATTGTTTCGCTTGATTTTCTAACGCTTCTTTTTGTATCTTAGCTCTTTCCGAATTTAACGTTGCTTTGGCCAATGCACCTTGTGCTTCTGCCTGTACATCAACGTTGCCTTCTTCAATAGCTTTTTTAAGTTTTATCTTTGCCTCTTCAATTTGTGCTAAAGACTCTGATTGTAAACTTGATACATAGTTTTGGTTAGTGTCAGCGTATTTTTTCTCTAAATCACTAGTTTTATGCTGTAGTCCTTGAGCGTACTCCATCGCTGCTTGTTCGCGACGTTCTGATTCTCTAAGTTTACCTACTAGTTTTGAGATTCTTTTTTGGACTTTGTCACTGTAGTCGTGTAGTTCGTCGTCCGTTGACCCTTGATCGTTTTGAACATCTTCACGCTCATCAGATTCCGCAGGTGTGTCATCGGAGACATTACTGTCTTCAATAGATACTTCATTACTTTCCTCATCTGCTGTAGTTATATTTGATTCTTCTAGTTCAACATCAACGGAAGCTCCGCTGGTATCGATGTCGACGAGTTTATCGTCTTGTATTTTTTCTGCCTCAGGCATGGTTCTTGTCTCCATGGTTAATTATTGCAAGATGACTTACATGTGTAAGATGTCAGTCGGATCCTGTATTATAGCAAGTATTTCATCATCATTCAAGAGTCTTAAGTCACCTCCGTCAATTTTTAATCTCGAACCTGCATAACGAGCAAAGATTACCCAATCGCCTTGTTTGCACCAAGGTCCTTCGGCAAATTTAGTAGTATCGGCATACGCATCAGGGCCAGTGGCCAATACATAGCCACAAACGGTAGCTAATTGTTCTCTTTCACGAGTTTGATCGGACAAAATAATGCCTCCTTTACTCTTTTCTGCCCCTAAATAAGGCAAAATTAAGACGCGCCAACCAGTAGGTTTGGGTAACTTCGCAGCAATATTGTCATCAATATTATTAGGGTCAATATACTTAGATTCTCGTTCTCCATAGATTCCCTCTACTTCTTTTTGTTTTTTCTCTATTTCAGCAGCCGTTAATTCTTTCTTTTTAGCTGCTTTTTGTTTTTTCCTAGCTTTCGCTACGTGCGTGGGTAATATTAAATCACTCATCGTTTTGTTCTCCTTGTTGTATTACAGAATGTAATTTGTTTATAGGCAAATTATAACAATCTGCTCTGACTGTGTAATTATTAGAAGGATCAATGTCCCCTTTTTTAAAAAAAACAGCGTCTGTAAAATATTTATCCTTAGGGTACACTCCAAGAAACCATCCTTTTGTAAAATTTTTATTTACTCTAGTAAAAGCGTAATAATCGCAGTTTTGTTCTGTGTTGTAAGCAGCGACACTACAATCGTAATGCTCTAAAGGCGGACGATCTGAAGTTTGTTTTTTACATTTTACTTCTATTTTTTTTCCGTCAAACGTAGTTACATCGTGATTAAAAGTATTGTCTTGGTCTCCTCCTAATATTGAAAGAGCTATTGTCTCTCCTATAAAACCTACTATGTTTCCAGCTCCTGAAGTTATACTGTTATTTAAAACTCCCATTTGATTTGCTTTGTTCTGAGCTTCGTTTAACATACTTTCTGTTATTTCTATTTCTGTAATCATGAATCGTTTTGTTCTCCTTTTTTCATTACATCTTGGATCTCTCCTTCGATCTCTTCTAAAGCACGAAAACGACCCATCATCTTTGCATACTCAGTAGAATCACCTACTGCGCCTTGCATTACATAATCAGTTGTTTGTTGCTTCTTATCACGGATAATACGTAGTATTTTTCCGCTTAAATACAATCCATCCATATTACTTGTATAACTTTCTTCATTACATTTTACCTCTTATAGTTTTGTAGTGCTCTAACACATTACCGAGCCCAGAGTTTGCTCCTGTCATCATAACCATTGGTGAACCACCTTGATTGTAACCGCCACCGTGCATAGGCGAACCACTTTGTGCTTGGCCTCCTTGTGCATAATTACCACCATAAACATTACCACTAGGGTATGCTCCCGTGCCGCCATACTGATAACCAATACGACCACCGTTAGCGTTTCTTTCAAGATCTCTTATTGCTTGAGCACTTCCCATATATTGTTCTAGTGACAAGAAGTCATCATAACCAAAGTCATAAAAATTTTCTCTTTGTTGTTGATCTGTACCAGAGCCACCTTCACTGTAACCAGCACGTCCGCCGTCAGCGGCAGTCATGAAAGAACTTAGTGGCATATAAGAAGGTGCAGCAGTTAGTCTATCAATATTTTCTCTGCCTGCAGTAGCCGAAGGACCATAGCCGTAATTACTAGTAGGTGTACTTTGAGCTCTAGCCAGTAGAGTGCCTATACCATTATTGCCAAATCGGTTTTCTAATTGTTGCAAATTTTCCATGCCGGGCATAACAGTAGGAGAAGGCTGTTTAAATGGACCATCAATGCCACCGGGATTAACAGCAGGTCTAAGTAGCATATCAGATATCATTTTATTGTTAGATCCATCGCCGCTTCTTCTTGCGAGTCTATCGTCTTGGGGCGTCGTACTTGGGCTTCTATTAAAACCACTTTTAATTTTATCGAAAATACTGCCTATGCCGGTAGATTGCGCACCAACTTGAGCAGTAGCATCAGTAGGTTTTTTACCAAACAATCCTAGTGCTTTCATAGCAAGATTGCCCGGAGTCGGTATTTTATTGTAAATATCTTTTAAATTATTTAAATCTTTTTCAAGTTGTGGCCCTCTGTACTTAAAAGACTCTACTATTCCCATGCCAGTAGTGGGATTCATGCCCATCTTAACATTCATGTCTTTTAACGATCTTAATTGTTCGTTAGTAATAGTGTTGTTTTTAGCTAGAGATCGTAAATTATCATAACTTGCTTTATCAACATTAGCTGCTTTAGCTTTTTCTATTGCTTTTTTCTCTTTGTTGGCTGCAACTCCAGCACGAGTTAACATACCATTTGCATCTCTAAGTTTATCTTGGGTTTTGAAATTACTTTTAGTCTTAGTCTTAGATTTAGTTGGACCGGCAATATCTGCCATAGAAGGTTTACTGGCTATAGACTTAGCTTTAAAATTAGTGCTCTTTCTTTGAGCATCGGTCATATTGCCGACCTTGTTTGAGGTCTTAGTTTTTGTTGAAGCTGCTTTTGTTGAAGCTGCTCTACCCGCTTCTCTATTTGAAGCTGCATTAGAATCTGCTCTGGATGATCTAGCTGCGGAAGATTTTGCGCTAGATGCTTTAGCACTACGTGAGGCTGCTCCTCTAGAGCGGCTCTTGCCTCTTGCAGAAGATTTTGCTCCTCGTCCAGCTCTACTGGAAGATTTACCTTTACCTCTACCTTTACTACTACTACTTCTACCTCGACCGCCTCTGCCGCCGCTACCTCGACCGCCTCCTCTACCACTACCTCTGCCGCCACGGCCTCTGCCGCCACGTCTGTAGCCTTCGCGATCTTCGCTAGATGAATCTTCTATGTATTCGGATGCCATTAATTGCCTCTAAAAGTGTCTGTTATATTCTTAGTGATTTTCTCAGCTTTGTCTAGTGTCTTTTGTTGAGAATCTTTGTCTTGTTTTTCTATAGCGATAGCTGCACGCAATGCAGTTGCAGCGTTTTGTTGATCTATTTTTTCTTTATCAGTGGCTTCTTGAGTCTCCGCCTTATCTTTTTCTAAAGCAAGTTTAGCTCTAGCTTCTTGTTCTTTACGATCATTTTCTTCGCTACGTATATCAAGTTCTTTTTGTTTTAGTTCGACTAATGGATCTTCTTGTGTTGATGATAACATGTCGTCAATGTTTTCCATGTAGTCAGTAATTAATTGTGCTTGTACTTTAGCTACTTCTTTTTGCATTTCCGCCATCATCTGTTGCATTTGTTGTTGCATCATTTGTTGTTGCTGTGGTGGCATTTGTTGCATTTGCATTTGTAATTGTTGCATTTGTTGATTCTGTTCTGGCATTTGTTCCTGTACTTGTTCTTGCGCTTTTAATGAAATGTGTTGCATAATATGTGCTTGAATATTTGTCATCACTTGCGGATTACTTTTAGTAACCGCGCTACCTCGTAAAGCTATGTGCGCAACAATGTGGGCATCGTGATCTTGTTGTGGAAATGCTTGTGCTGGTTGACCAACACTTAGTTCTGCATTTTCTAGTGCCGGGTCTTTGGGTTGAGGCTGAGGAGGTGGTGGCATTAGTGCCTCTATATTTTGTACTCCCATCGCCTCATACATTCTACGGTAGGCTTCCGGCAAACTATGCATTTGCGGCGCTGCTTGAGCCAACTGTAATTGTTGTTGTGCTAATGTTACTCGTTGTGTGATTGAGAATATGTTAGGGTCAGAAACAGGAATAACATCGATACGTGCGTCGAAGTCTTGTGCCATAATAGTTTGTTCTGCACCAACAATTTGATACGGGTAATTCTGTGGTAAGGTTGTAGCAAATAATTTAGCTAATAATTTAAATTCTTTGCCTTGAGCTGAGTGCATTCTTTTATGGATTGCAGACATAACTTTCATGCCACGTTCCAATAAGGCCATCGTGGTACCTACTGGATTAACTTCGTTGCCTTCACCAAGTTTCATGTCAGCAACCGCAGCAAAAGATTTACCACTTTCAATAACAAAACCTAATAGTTGGTATAAAGTTTGTGAAGGTTCTTTGTACGGTAATGGTACTAGTGAACTGGCTATCTCGCCCGCGGGCGCGTCAACATCTCTGAACTCGCCGGGTACTAAAGGTTGGTCATCATCACGAATACGTAGGCCCCTAGCCTTGAATCCTGATGGTAAGTTGGCGAGTGTTCCAGCATCAATAAGTTGTCGTAGTATAGAGGTTGCGGATTTTGAGAGACCACCGAGCATATGAATAAGGCCAAAGCCATAAAAGCCAAGGCCGGGCAGAAATTTATAATGTACGAAATATTGTTTTTTGTTTTTAAGTGGGTCTTCTTCATTCCAGTTTCTTCTTACTGACAGTACGGTTGATGAGCTTTCTTCAATAGTTACAATGTAAGGCAAACTAATACCAGACATTTCACCTGCCTCATTGGCATCTTCATAGCCGGGCAAGTCAAGATCAGTATGTATCTCTAAGATGGTATGAATGTCATCTTTTGTGTAGATTCTTTTTCGACCATCTATTTCATCTATCTTGTCTCGAACTGTATCTGAATCAGTATCCGATGGATCTTCTAGTTCTATGTCCCGATAGAAACCAGACGCTTGATATTTACGTACATCATTTGCCGGCATTTTAATTACATGAGTAATACGTAAACAAGTCATTAAATCAGTAGCATCATACGGCACTACTAGATCTTCAGAGGACACAAATTTAGAAACCGGTCGACCTAGCTTGTCATCAAAATAAATTTTACGGAACGCCGAACCCGATAGGGGAAGGTGAAAAAGCATTTGATCAAGTTCGGGTTCGTATTCCTCCATGACATGGGAAATTTGGTAATTCATAAATTCTTTAACACGACTACATTGTGCTTCTACTTGTGGATTCGTTGCACCCATAATTTGAGTTTTAACTGGACCACCAGCGGGAAATAATTCTTTATAAGATTGCGCTTGAAACTGTGTTACTGATTCTGCTAGTAGGGGATGAGTCACCCCGGAAGCTCCCGGAAAAGGTTGAGTGCGATCTTCATTTTTTAATCCAAGTAACCCTAAGCCTTCAGCATAAGTCGCTGACCAATCAGCCCTAGATTCACTATCACCTTCATAGGCTTCTAATAAATCATCCGCAATCTCGTCTAGATCACCTTCGTCCATAGCTTCGGCTAAGTTTGATGCATGTCCTTGTTCTTCTGGCACGTCGGGTCCAAATGATATTGTAGCCCCACCATCATCATCTAGTTCAGCGTCACCATCCATTAGTTCTATATCTACTTCTTCAGGAGTAACATTTTCTGCCTCTAGATCAAATTTCATTTGTTCTTTTAATGGTATCTCTTTTTCTATTGCCATAATTATCTAGCGCTCTCTTTTTTAGTAAAAAAACTTCCTACCCCTTGCATTAAAGAGCCAAGAGGCTCACTTATATATTTATCCATAACTCTTGTTGTTTTATCTCCAAAAGGTACGTTCTCTTTATACTCATTAAAGAAAGGTGTGTCACCATAGTTTTCTTCTAATTCGTCCATAGAAAAATAAGAGGGTATAGCCGGTCCTTTATCATAAGAATATTCGTACTCAAGATAGTAAGTAGCAAGGTCAGCAGGAGACATATTATATTCTGCTGATTGGGCAATAATTTCGGGGTCTTTTACTAGCTCATCAAATGTTTGTCCGTCGTAAGTAGCGGTCTCATCTAAAGGACTTAATTCGTCATCATAACGTCCGGTAAAAGGACTTTGATCCCCACCAGTAGTACCAAACATTGTCTCTGCAACAATAGCCGGTGTGCCGAGTAATAAATTCACGGGGTTTAATTTACCTATGCCGGCTTTTACAAGCGGTCCGCTTATATTTACTTTCGGACTAAACTTAGGATTAAATTTAGCTTTAGCTGTGGCCTCCATACTTACTTCCCTTTTTTAAGAGATTACTTCTTTTTGTCACCAGAATCAAGTTCTTTCCAGAAACGGTCGAGAGCATTCTCGTGATCGCAGTTAAGACAATTGCACGGTGTGGTTCGGCACGAACCGCCATTACCACAATGACAGGAGTGCCCACATAAACGACAAGTATCGCTTAGCAATTCCATCGTTTACGCGCTTGGCGTAATCTTGAATTAGGGTCCTTAGCGGCACCGGGAAATTTCTTCATTTGTCCCGCACTACGGGCACAATAAGACTTTCTACGATTTGCTTCTTTCGAACCTTTCTTCAATTTCGATGGTTTCTTGGTTACTGCGGTTGATAATTTTGATCCGGGATTGTCACGGCGATACTTAGCTACACCGGCTTTAGTCATCCCTGCACCACTTTTAGTAGCGCGAAAATACTTCTTAGTCTTTGGAGGTTGTTTGTCTTGTCGACGAAACATTACGCTTTAGCGGTTTTAGCTGAACGTTTTAATGCTTTGTCCGTTACTGTACCTTTGCCTTTACGGCTAGTGCCTTTTTTCTTGGCCCTATTCATATAATAGTACAAACCTTTTTTAACCGTGCGACCGTCTTTAGTTACATGCGTATCGGCACCGCCACCTTTTTTTAAAGGTTTACGGCTAGTAGCACCAGCTATTCTATCTGCTTTAGTTGGATTAGGGTTTTTATCAATACCGGCTTTAACACTCAGCATTCCGAAATCTGACTTACCGCCTCCGCTCATCCTTTTTCTTAAAATCATCATCTTTTTTTTAATTGCGGCTTTATCAGCTGGTCTTAAAGTTCCCGGTCTTTTTAAAGGAGTCATTGCTTTAGGTTTAGGTTTACGATCAGGTCTACTAAGACCTAGCTCTTTAAGGACTTTACCGCCTCTAATTGAACCATCAGCTCTTTTTGAAACATTGACCATTTTTCTCCGGCCAGTCTTTTTATCCACTTCTTTTCTAGGTCTTCGAGGTAAATTTTTTTTTCTTTTATCTTCCATGGTTGTTTTTCCTAATTGTGAACGGTTTATCATTTATGAATATTAAAGTATTATTTCTGTTCTTTCAACCCATAAAAATAATTGGTGTCATCGCCCGCAGTCCACTTGCTTTCAGTCTCTACGTTATACTCAATAGTAGACACTTTAAAATCAGGAGTTTTTAGCTCTGATGGACTTAACGACTTGTCATAAAACAAACATCTATTGTTGGGTTGCGCTGCAAAATGTTTGTTGTCTAGTAGTAATATATTAAAGGATTTGTGTTCTTCGGGTATCTCAGCGTAGCCCGTGTTCAATACATTTTTGTCAGCATGACAGTTATCAATAGTAAATAGATATTCCCCGGTATGCCATTGTTTAGATGGTGACAGGAATTTAGCTTTGCAACCAGAGATAGAGGCTTTTTCAATTACCGTTAAATCGTAATCAAATGCGTCCCACAACTCTAGTTCTTCCAACGGTAAGTCCAAATCAGTTGGCTCGTCTACAAATGCGGAAATCGGAAGTTTATCATAAAGGGCACCGTATTCAGGCAAGTAGGTTTCAAAGTACAATGCTCGTCCTTGAATAGACTTACAAGTAATCCACACCCCTTCGACAAATTCACCATGACCTTTTTGGTGATCGTGCAGGTACTGCTTTTTAACATAGACTTTTACTGGAGGTAAATTAGCGACAAGGAATGCCATGACTATCTAGCGCGTCCACCTTTTTTCATTGTTCTCATTCTATCCATATAATCTTGAGCAGCTTTTACTTTTAGTTTTGGTTTTGCTTTACTTTTAATTTTAATCTTACTTTCAGCAGCTATTTTCTTTTCTAATTTTAAACGCATTGTTGGTGGAATTGAGTTTAACATTTTACGTTCGCTTGCAGTCATCTTAGATGTGCTCCCAGCTTTAGGTTTAGTAGCTTTAGGTTTAGTAGTTTTAGGTTTAGCTTTAGGTTTAGTAGTTTTAGGTTTTGCTTTAGGTTTTGCTTTAAACATGTTAAATGGATTATAAAGTTTCATTCTGTTTATCTTCCTTTTTTATTTTTAAATCTTGCTTTTCTAGCTAGTGCTGCTGCTTTGTAGCTAAGACCTATCTCTGGCCTTGAAGTACCTATTTTACGTTTTGGTGAAGCCCCACCATAAATTGCTTTTTGAATTGCCTTAGTTTTTTCTGTGCCCGACAAAGATTTCTGTTTTGATACTTGCGCAATCCTTCTAGTACGTTTTGCGTTG